CCGCCATTGACAAAGTTTTCTTCAATACGGAACAGTGGTACGTAATGCTTATAGGTTTCATTCCAAGCATCAATAGTGTCTTGGCTATCAGCACCTGAATCAACAAGGATCTTTTGTGTGCCAGTTACCATGTCATCAAACATCTTGGCAACGGTTTCTAAAGATTGTTTTTTAGCTGGATCAAGATTCTTTAAAAATGCTTGGGCATCAGCGGTAGACATGCCAGAAGCACGATCTTGCAATTCCCAAGGAGTAGTACGTTCTTTTCCTGTGCGTGGATCAAGCTTGTTAAGCTCATTCATCTTGTTGTTACGCTCTTCAGCGTGACGCGCAAGCAGGTAGTCTTGCATTTCTTGTGGCTTAAGATTGAGTGCTTTTAACTTTTTAATAGCTGGCAACAACTCATTAAGTAGGTACTCACGAATAGCTGTGGCTACTTTGCCATGGAAAAGCTGTTCTTTTTCATAGACATTAATATCGTCAGTAATCTGTCCAGCTGCTTTAGAGATGGCCTCTTGTGCGCGCTTAGTATCAATTTGCTTGTCTTGGAACTTATAAATTAAGTTATTGACAGATACATCTGCTACGCCAGGGACGCGGATAAATGAGTCCTCTGGAAACTCCCAAGTAGGCTTGACTGGCTTACCTAAATAGTTACGCGCCTCTGTTGGTGGCTTTTCTTTAGATGGCTCTTCTACCACTTCTTCGTATCTAATGTCAGGATTTTCAGAGCTATATTCACCTGTATTACCTATAGCTGATTTAATTTGAGTTTGTTTAAATGGTCTATAAGCATCATATCCACTATCATTACCAAGAGTTTTTAAATTCTCTTTTCCCATTAATTCCATTGCAGAATAGGAAATGGCATCACGAACAATAAAACCATCTGCACGAGGGTTGTATTCTTTTACATATTTAACAATAGTTGGAGAATCTGGTAATGCAAACGCATCAACCCGTAAATCTTCTAATATATCAAAAGCTAAAGCACCAAGGGTTTCTACATCTAAATTTTGTTCAATTGCATTGTTTAATTTATTAAAAGCTTCGTTAACATATTCATAATCACCGCTATAGCTTGAAGATTCAAAACCAGTCCTGTCTTGTAAATCATCAAGATCTTTTAAAATATTTAATGCAACATCTGGAGATTCATCTAATCCAGTGATTCCAGCTGCTTCAAGCAAATCAATTAAAGGTTTTGGTTCGTTTCCAAATTCCCGCAAATCTATTGGGCTTTTCATTGATATGTATACAGGTGCTATATGAGAGCCTTCTGTATATTGATTTTTTGATTTTGCATAAGAATAAACAGATGCAACAAACTTATTATCTGTAAAAGATGGCGTTGCTCTTGTTGCTAAATCTGTTGATTCTGGACCAGCATCTCTTCTTTGGCCCCTATAAACAACTAATGGATTACCATTCTCATCAACAACTTTAGAGTCACCAAACCATTTCTTAAACTGAGGTGTATCAGTTTTTAATGCTGGCTCTTCTTCAGCACGAAGAGTAGATCTCTTTTCTTTACCTTTTTTCGTTTCCTGTTCGATGGCAAAATTTCTACCTTGTGGAAGCACTTTTTGATAAATAATGTCATCTAAATCTTTGCTTCCATCTGCATTTCTTTCGGTGGAAACGCCAGCAGCTTTTAATCTTTTTTCAATTCCATCTACAATTTTTGTTAACGCAGCATCAGCACGTCCGCCCATAGTGCTTGGTCCAAGTATGGTATATCCACCATAACCATCATTTACCAAGGCGCCATTTTTAATTAATCCATTTGCATATCGTTTTATGCCGTCAGCAATGATGCTTTCTACAGTAACTTGTTCTTCCTTCATTGTTGGGAAGTCAAAGCCTTCAGTCTGGGCAAGCCTCTTCATATCTGCTGGAGTCTGAGCAAAGATCTTTTCAGAGACAATCATTATGCGATCAAGCGCTGATTGATATTCTGGGTTCAAGCCTAAAACTTTGCGGAAGATTTCCATTAACTTAGTTAATGCTGTCTTCTTACCCATCTTAATGCCCGATAAGTAGGTCTGAACATTTTTCTCTGTTAAAGCTCTTACAAACAACTCATGGATATCTTTTAAAATTGAACCCTTGTAGTTAGGTCCAACTTCGTTAATAAGAGGATGCCATTGGTCTCTAGGTAAGTTCTTTCTGTCTTGCTCAATCTGGGATTTAACTGCTCTGTATATTGAACGCAGCTCGTTATTAATAACCTTTTCTGGGCCTTTAAAGTTACGCTTAATCAGTGCATCTAACTGGACTTGACTAATAACATGTAACAACTCGTGCATGAGGGTGCTGTAACGTGTGCCAGTAGGTGTGCGAGAAACTGGCATACCAGCAAGAGCATCTTTTGAGCCAGATAATGTTTCGGCTTCGCCATTAGCGTTCAGTCCGTTATATTGAACTCTAAAATAACTAATCTTTCTATTCGCGCTGACTGGTAAAGAAGATCCGTACCAAGCATGTCTTTTTGCGCCTTTAAGAACTTCTATTTTTACAGGAACGCCAGAGTCTTCAATAGCTTTGATGTTAAATAAAACGCGGTCAGCAATAGCTTTAGCTGCAGCGTTTGGTGCTGTATCTACCAGATACTGAGCAAGTTGGGATCCTTCAGTCATGCCATCAATGTCTTTGGCAATCTGATCCATTGGCCTCTTAGACTGAAATTGCGCTGGCTCTTCTTGATTTTCAGTTGGTCTAGTTGCCTTTTCTGCTTCAAATAGATCAGGCTCAGTCTTCTTAGCAAATGACTCTTTAATCAACTGATCTACTGGGCGCTTTGGCACTTCACCAAACATATCTGCGCCTTCTTTGCTGCCTTCGTTGTAGGCATTGTCAAATAGGTTAGATAGGTTCTCACCAATAGCCTTCGCTGAACGGGGATTGTCAGCAAACATTTGGACAATCTGATTAGCCATTGGGTTGGTTGTCATATCAACTTGCTTGGCTGCATCAGAAAGACTGAGGTTATTTCTTCTGGCGTTAATAGCCATCTCAACTGCTTCATTTACTAGTGGGCGTACATCGTAATCACCAGCTTCACCTAAGCGAATTGCCTTAGATGCTGCCATGTTAAGGGCGCGAACAATGTTCCGAGCCTCTTCGTCCTGCGCTTGGAAAGCTAACTCTGTGAGTTTGTCGTTACCATAAGCCTGTTGGAAGATGGCTGCATCAACGCGCTCTACCGCTTGCTTGGTAGGATTACCTTGCTTATCCATCAAGTTGCCCTGCTCTGTAGTAGGCATGGCTTTAATGAAATCTTTGATAGTCTGCTGGCTTACATCACCAGAGTCGGTAAAGCTAACAGTAGCAAGGTCAACGCGGTTGGTATCGTTCTTGGCTTGCTCTACGATATTAAAGGACAGGCCAGCACCAGTATTACTAACATCGCCAGTGTTCTTATTTACCTGATCCATAGGCATAACACGAACCAACATAGGGTTCTGCATACCTTCTATGACACCCTTATCTATGCCATGTAAATCATCGTTTATCAGAGCATTTCTGTAGTCTGTTGCTGTGCCTTGACTATAAGCAGCCTGTAATCCAGCTACGCGCCCGTTAGTAATCGCTCTAAACGCTGGAACGCTTTCATCAACATAAGCTGCGTTCTTTGTACCATCAGCATTATGGGAAGGAATCACTTCACCAGCTTCAATAACACCATATTGAATTGGTACTTTCTTACCATCCGCTCCAGTAACGGTATCCGTTCTACCTAACTGGGCTGGATTAATGTCTTTGCCAGCTACGATTGGAGCGCCTGTGCCATAGTCGCGAGACATGCTGACACGGCTATAGTCTGGCTCATTAGCAATCTTGGTCATCTGCGCAATAGAGGCAGGTGTAGATCTATCGCGGTTCTGAATACTTCCCCATATATTACTTAGTGGTTCTGGCGTTATTTCAGTTGGCGCTGGAGGAGTAGGCGGTGGCTCAATTGGCGGAACAGGAGAAACGGGAGGAACGGAAGGTGTCCCTTGGAACTCGTTAATCATCGCCTGAGTATCTTGAGATACAGATGGCGGAGCAGTCATTGGAGGTACTTCAGGTGGAACTTCAGGAGGTGTTACACCTGGAGGAGGTACTTCTGGTGGTACGCCTTTTTTTACAGGAGTTTGATAGGCTTGAATTCCTCGTGATACACCACCAATACCAGCACCAGCTGCAGCAGCGCCAAAGAAAGCTTCTTTGTACTCTCTATTAGCATCATCACCTGTCAGCTCTAAGCCAGCCTGATAACGCTCTGCAGCTTGCTCTAAGACCTCTAATGGAGCTTCTGCAATAATACCAACTGTAGCACCTCCAGCTGCGCGCTTACCCACTTTGGCCGCTACCTGACGAGCAGATAACTCTTTAAGGATTTCAGCGCCAGCTTTCTTGGTTGCAATCCCGCCCAATCCAGCGGTAAATCTGTCTGCAAAATAACCTAATGGAGCCGTTGCACCAGCAGTCAAAGCCGCTTTAGTAAGGTCTAATTCTCTAGGATCATTCTTTTCTACTGCTTGACGGGTAAGGAAGTTACCAAACTGTTGAATACCGTAGGTTCCAATACCAACTAAAGGGGCAACAACAGGAGCAAATGGGCCTGACATAGCACCAGCTGCAGCGCCAGCAGCCAATGGCACGGCCATCTGTGGGGCAGAAGCTAGAATTGATTCAGAAATATAACTAGGAACCTGACCAATTGCAGCGCCTAATCCTTTTTCTTTGTAGATACGCTCAATATCAGCAGCACTTAAACCTGGGGTCTGTTGTGGTTTTGCTTGTTCGCGTTTAATTTCCCGCATTTTGGCTGCGGTTTCTGCATCTGTACCAGCAATGGCAGTGCCAGCTAAACTAAGTCCACCACCTACGTCTTCTAAAGATTCAAAACCACGCTTGGCAGCAGCAATATTACGCTCAATAACGCCTACATCTTCTGGTCTACGTACTCCAGAGGTAGGCTGTTTTGCCACATCGTATCTGCCAAGTTCATCTGGAACTGCGCCAGTAATATTTCCAGCAGATGGGGCGGATGGAGTTGGTGGTGCATATGCCTTATACCTTGCTAAAAGGTCAGCTTGAGTAATATTATCTGGGACACCACTGATGATGGTCCCATCTGGCATTTGCACATCTATTGGCATAACTAGCCCTTAGCTGGAAGTTGACTAAACGGTACAACCTTATTTTTAGGAGTTTCAGAATCACCGCCAAAAATTCTACTAAAGAATCCTGGCTCTTTTTTCTCTTCTGGGAATTGTACCGCAGTTGGTGCAACAAATGGACGCTTGATGCCAACTTGCTCAAAATAAGAATTCTTAATTGAGTTAATGGCATCGTTATAAGCCTTGTACTTAGGATCGTTTGGCTCATACATATCGCGTTGTTTAATCAAGGCGGGAATCTGATCGTCCTGATTAATCAAAGCCTGAACCTTCAATAAAGCTTTTTCTTCAGATCCAGCACCCATTTGAGACGCATATAATTTTCTGTTATACGCCTGGCCAAGAGAGGTTTGCAACGCATTTAGATTACTTACATCGCGACCATACTTGGCCTTCTCTTGCTCAACGCCCTGTGTAAGCAATAACTTATTAAGCTGATTTTGTTGTTCACCGCGCTTGCCGTAAGCAGCTAAACCTTTTTCAGCACCATAAGCAAAGTTAGACAAAGGGTTTTGACGTAATGTTGGATCTGGATTACCTTGCATTGCACCTAAACCAGCGTAAGTTAAAGCTTCATAAGGAGCCATTTCTTTACTGCTTGCTAATTCTTTTGCAATGTTTTCTTCTGCCGCTTTTGATTTTTCAAAAGCATTAGTATTTTCATACAGGTTTTTATATGCAGCAGCTTCTCTTTCTTCCATGTTTCTGATGCGCTCATCAAGAGCATCTGCAGGACTTGGTTTTTTAAGGTTTACTATACCTCTGTCAGCAAAAGCCACAATACCACCACCAGCCATTTCTTCTGGAACCATATCACCAGTGCCAATTGAGGCAATACCTGAACGACCTAATGCTGGAGCCATAATCTGATCTGCTTCAGGATTCATGGCTATTCTGCGTCTCATCATTAATTCTTTTTCAATTTCAGCAGCAAGAAATTGATCTGTTGATGGATTATTTAACATTTCTGTTAACTGTTGGGTAGTCATTGAGGAAACTTCACCTCCTCCTGCATACGCTAGACCGCCTTCTTTGTATGCGTTAGCAGACATTAGACCGCCATTTGCGTGTCCTTTTCCTACCATACCGCCTTCCGCCTTAAAGCCTCCAGACATACCGTAGATACCTAGAGCAGACATACCTAGACCGCCAAGCTGAGATACAGCGCTTGGAGGAGCAGAGTACATAGCTTGAGAAGTCTGGGATAAGGGTAAACCACGAGTCATGTCTGACATGAAAGCCAGCTGCTGGTACGGATAGTTCTTTTGCTTGAGGAAGTCCTGATAAGCAGTATCCAAGCCTTGTTGAGCTTGTGCCTGTTGGATTGCGCCAACTTGTTGCTGGGCTTGGTTGATGCCCATGTTTTGAGCATACTGAGTCTGACCTAACTGACCCAATGTTCCAGCTGCTTGGCCAGCTTGACCATAGCCTTGTAGCTGACCTTGAAGACCCTGTAAACCTAAGTTAGCACCAAATTGTTGAGCTTGTTGAGCATTTTGGAAAGCGTTCTGATAGCCAGAACCAATGGCTGCGTTCATAGCCATGTTCTTATTACGCTCATTCTCAGCTTGCATTAAGGCTTGACGATTACCACCGAAAGCGCCTTGACCTACAGATCTGGCTTTTTCTTGCTGTCCTGTAATACCGTACTGGCGTTGCATTTCCTGAAGCTGTGGCTGTAATGCGTTCTGGATGTAAGGTGACATATACGCTTGTTGAGCGTATGGATTGGTAGCTTGATTAGCATATTGCTGACCAACTTGACCCATCTGACCAGCTGTTCCAATAGAACCTAACCCAGAAATACCAGCTAAACCACTAGCTTGCCCAATTTGAGGGGCTGCTTGCATATTTTGTACGTTTTGAAAGGCTTGTTGCTGGGCAGGATTAAAACCAGCAATACGCTCACCGCCATAGGTTTGGTAAGGATTCTGATTAATGTCAGTTAAAGCCTCGGTCTTGCCAAGCATATTCTCGACATATGGACGAGCATATTCAGGAATAGACGTATTAGTAACTGTTTGTTGTGATGGGGCTGATTGTCCACCGCCACCACCACCTTTGCCACCGCCTTGATAGGTGTGACCTAGTATTTTGTTTTTTCCAATTAGTATGCTCATTTTTTACGTTCCTTAATCCAGCGGCAGTCAGCTTTATTCATCTCTAGTACACATAAATCACCACCGTCATCGTGCATACCTTCTAAACGCACGACCTCAGTAAATCCCAGTTTCTTGTCATAATTCATAGCCCTAGTATTTAGACTATTAACTATAGCAATGATCTTTTCTACACCTAAATAATTAAACGGGTAATCAAAAGCACCAAATAACAATCCTTTTGGGGTATACGAATCTACTAAGTTTATAACGTGCATCTGGCAAGTTTTTCCTATAAAAGCCGTAAACCCTACTACCCATTCAATTTTATTATCTTCTCCAGTCCAAAACAAGGCTTGCAAATCACCACAAGGCTGAACGCCAACATGTTCAAGCAATATTTCTGCTGCTTTTTGCTTGGCTTCAAATGATTGCGCGCTCTGTAACATTTATGCTAATAAGTGCTTTTTAGCCTTTGTATCTTTTGCTATGTTCTTTTTGCCAATAGTTTTCTTACGACCAGCTTGAATACGGTCCATCATGGCATATAATCGTTTAGCACCAGCATCGGTGGAACCATTACCTATCTCGGACACAATTCGAGCTGGTATGACAAATTCGCCATCCGCAAGACGGGCTGGTTGCTTTCCTGCAATCGTAGCTGGAATGTCATCAGATACGCCATCGCCTGGACCTTTAAGCAAACGACCACCATCTGAGTAGTCACCCAAATCAGCTGCACCGCCATTAGCCATTTGCGTATATTTCTGATCTTTTGCATCATAACTAAACCTTTGCATACCCTCTAGACCTTGAGGATTGCCACCTTCTACTTGGTTATATCGTTGTGCAATTTGATCGTAAGTATATTTTGGCATTGCTTGTTGTTCTTGCGGCATTATTTGTGATACCAAATCTGCTATACCACCAAAACCATATCTTGGAACTTGACCGCCTTGGGCCATTGGAATAGCATAATTAGCCATATACCTAGCTGGTTCTTGACCAGTAAGACTGCGTTGATACTGACCAGATAAATAACCAGGACCTACTTTTCGAGCTACGCCAACATCCATTGTGCTTGGTTTAACTGTCATTGCTCCACGATCTTTACCAGCAAAACCACTTAGTCCAGCCATTAAGGTAGTATCACGATCAAGCGCATAGTTTGCGCCAGCTCTGCCCATAACACCTTTCATCTGTGGGTTATCTACAAATCCTTGGGGGCTTGCATTAAAATTAATTTGTGATGGCTCACGAGGAATATAGGTATCAGGCATGTATTCCATTCCTGGCACAGATATACGACTTGATGATTCAGCGTCTTTAAGCATCTCATTCATGTTTTTTAAACGTTTCATGCGCTCTTTATATGACTCCACATCATCTTCATTTACCGCACCTTTGTCGGCAAATCGAGCAATACCGCCACTAGCCATCATTACGCCAGTGTATGGCTGTGTTTTAGCGTCATAATCAGAACGAATAACTTCGGCAGAAGCTGGCATTTGGGTTGGAGTAGCAAAATTAGTATGCTCTTGCTGACTTAATGGATACATATTTCCTTGCCCACCCATCATATTCTGGGTCATACGCTCTACTGGACCGCCTATTGCCATTAATCCACCAGCTGCTGCAGCTACTGGAACATTTGGATTGGGAGTGCCAGCACGGGCTGAATAAGGAGTCTGCGCTGTATATTTCTGGTCAAAGTAGTTACGCTCTCTGGTATCCATAATAGGCATGCCAGCTGCATCATATGTTGCTGTAGCGTATGGAGAAGGATAAGAATTACCTGCTGCATTTTGATTAGGGCTAAATTCGTAAGGACGAATAGTGCCAGGATCATTTGCCGATGCTGGAGCATTAGCCCCTTTTCGGTTCATACCGCCTAATAGTGACAAACCTGCTGTGCCAGCCAAACCATAACCAAGCATTTGACCTCCTGTCAATCCAGCAGCAGGAGCAATAGCTCCAGTAGCACCTAAAGTACCTGCAACGCTTGGAATAGAAGCAGCAGTTAATCCACCCACTCCAGTTGCAACAGGAGCAACGGCAGTAGCACCGCCTAAAGCTGCTGATCCTGCTAGGCTTGGAACAGATGCGGCAGTTAATCCACCGCCTCCAGTTGCTGCTACTGTAGGTGTGGCAACAGTTGTTGCCGCAGGTCCTATGGTTCCTGCTCCTGTGGCAGTTAAGCCACCAGCAGTAGTAGCAGGAGCCATAGCAGCACCTATACCACCTGCAGCACCACCAATAAGACCGCCAGTTAACATACTGTTTAGGATATTTCCATCACCAGTAACAGCGCTGTATAGACCGCCAATACCAGCACCAAGAAGAGCGCCACCAGCCAGTCCAGCTGCAACAGAGCCAGCGGTTAATCCAAAGACTGCTGCACCTGTAGCGGAAGCAACAACTGCCATATTATTCTCCTTCCAGCATAGGCTGGGTATTATCAACTAGCATATTTTCCAATACTTCTATATTTGTTTCATCAGTCGCTAGGATATTCTGGAAAACTGTAGTTTCTAGAATGTAAGCTACTTTACGACCAGCACCGCCAACAAAAGTCATCGGAGCTACAAGTTCTTTCTTATTGCCATCAGCATTTACAATAATCATTCTGCCCTGCAACATAACGCACATATGCTCTTTTCTATGTGGCTTGCCAATAACTACCGCACCAGCTGGCATAGTTACTTCTCTAATATAAATACTAGGGCCAAAGTAATGTTTTGTCTGGCAATCTACCTGTGGCATTTTCTCTACCTGAGAAAGCAAGACCTCAACCTTTTGCGATAAAAGGCTATCTAAGTCTTGTTTAATAGCTAGATCTGTCATATTGTGGCTTTAAGTTTGTATTTAGGATTGTCTGATTCTTCTACTTTTGCACCCAATTTAACTAGCATCTGCGTTGTAATTGGTGCTGGGAGTGTGTCATAAACAGTTCTAACACCTTGATCTTTGAGATATTTGAAAAAATATTGCATGTCATCTGCTAAATCTTTCATTGTCCCAACGGTAAAGAAATGGATTTGAGCAACGCTATTACCTAAAGATTTGTAGCCCATTACAGAGCTTTCAAATGGAATTAGTTCTAATCCTTGTGAAATTTCTTTCTGTAAGTTTTTCATACCTTGGTCAACATCAACGCCCAAATTTCTGAAGTAATGTTCAAAAACTTTTAAAATTTGAGTTTTTTGAATTTGCTCATTTGCAGCAGCTAAACCGCCTTTTGCAAAGCCTTGAGGCTGCATACCTGGTAATCCTGGAGGAGCCATGTTAGGCTGCATAGGCTGTTGTATTGGCGCAACATTTTGTGGAATAGGCGTACCCTGTCCACCAGACTGTTTAGCCAACGTCTGGGCTTGATATTGTTCGGTAGGAACTAAACTGTCAAAGAATCCCATGTATTCCTCACAAGGTTGATTATGTTGGATTTTAGCATTTAAACGATTGTTCCATCAGCTTTTATCCAGTTGGTTCCATTCCACCAGATAGGTCTGTTAATTGTAGTATCAAAAAACATCTGCCCAATATGGAGCTGGACTGCTGGGCGCTCTGCACCTGTTCCTGATATTGGCTGGGCTATAAATCCAGTAAAGTTATCTATTTGGGTAAAGTAAAGGCGCAGGGCATTAGTAAGCTGGTCAATATAGCGCTGGTCATAATCGACTGGAGCAATTGGAATATTTGGGGATTTAGAGGGGCGTAAATTAACAGCCATTATCTACGTCCATCTGGGCGAATATCGATACGGGGGCTACCCAACTGCCAAGATACGCCTAAAGTAGTTGATTCAATACGGAACGCCAGCTGGCGACCACGAAGGCGGGTATAAACCTGCCCAGTAAACTCTTGAACGTTATATACAGCTGAAGAACCATAATTATCAGCACTGATTACATCTGGACTATCTGCAGTTCCATAGGGCGTACCTGAGTTTCTACGGGGTTTAATCGTCATAGTTACTTGAGGGTTATTTACGTTAGACCCGTTAAAGTTAACGTCAGGCAAAATACGCCATACAAACCCAAAGTTATGTCCATCCCCAATGTCAAAGTCAGAAGACTGGACATAAGCAGTAAATGGCACTGGTGTTATGCCAGACACATCATCAACTGCTGATTCCTGGTACAACATGCGAGAATTGTAATCTGCTGCCATAGGATATGGGCGGATGCCAGAATCTAGCCAAGCAGTTCTTGCCATGGTGCCGTAATACCAGACCCGATCAAGGTAGTTGTAAATAACATATTTATCTACTGTATTAGAGTTTGTTGAGCAGTAGAACCACCAAACTTCGTTGTAGCCCTCATTACCACCGCAGAATATTTGATACGCTTGATCTTTATTGATGTCGTTAAAAATATACTGGCGAAGTGAGCAAGGTAGGGTTTCTACCCGTCCAGAATACATATAGAACTTATCTGTACCCATCCAGTAAGTTACGTTATTAATCGTAATCATAGAATTAGGAGATATAACAGATATGTTATCCATCAGGATATTAAAGCCCCAAACATAGGGAGGCCCTAGGTACTGCATTGAATACAACGCAGAATCAGTCCAAACCAAGATCTCTTGGCGAGTTGCTCTAGCTTGCATGATGTAAGAGCCATTAGTAAGTCGGAACTCACCAGCTTGGTTTGTTACATCTGGCACCCATTCGTAAGGGTTTTCTTGGTCTGACCAGCGTACCAGCATAGGGTCAAACGTGGTAGCTGTTGTATTTGGATCATACGGATTAGCGCCCATACAGATAACAAAACGTTGAATAGCAGATGCAACTACTTGATAGGTAGAAGTAGGAACATACCCCCCGTTAAATCCAGCCGCAGTAGATAAGGTGCTTAAATATTGAGCACGAGTAGCTAAACCAGTAGCTGCAACCCAATAGAAAACGCTACCGCCACGAGGTGCAATTACAAGGTCTTGACCGTAATTATCATTAGACCAAAGGCGTAATTGCTGACCAATACCAGAACTAAACCCAGTACCCCAACCACGAGTACCAGTCTGGGCATACGCAGTTACGGTTCCACCACCTGTAACAGAAGCATTAGCGCTTACTTGAGTTGTAATTGTGTAGGCCGCAGCGTTAACAATAGTTGGGTAAAACAAAGTATTTAGTAAAGGTGCTGGGATTCCACCTGTTGCTGATGCGTTAGTAAATATAACGGCTGCACCGTTGGACAATCCATGGGCAGCGTGGGCTACAGTAACTGTAGTAGTTCCATTTGTAGTAAACGGATTAGTTAGAACCGTGGTTTTACCGTAATCAGGCCAAGGACCAGCACCCCAGCCAGTACCTAAAGTGTAAGTATTTAATCCGACAGGTTGTTGGTATGCAATAGCAACTGTGCCACCACCTGTACCCGAAGCGTTAGCTGTAACGGAAATAGTTACTTTATAAGCCGTAGCATTAACTAAAGAAGTAACAGAAAACTCAGTATTAATAACAGCAGCCGTTACGTTACTAGTACCAATAGTAGAAGCGCCAGAGATAGTAAGGTAATCACCTACGTTTGGCTGGTAGGTAGCATCAACTACCGTCATTTGATTTGAACCGTTGACAATACTAAGCGGATTACTTAGCCCTGTTGTGTTTTTGGTAATAGGGGTAATGTCGTTATATGTGCCACCATACTCAATATAGTATTTAACTTCCGTGCCAACACCTAAGTAATTTGAGCCGTTAAGGGCAATCCAATTCCACAAAGAGCGAGCATAGCCCAAGAACTGAGCCGTAGCCATGCGTGTCCAGCCACCTATTTTTTCAGGAAAGCCAGAACGAAAACGTACCTTGTCCGCATCGTACCAACCGCCTTCGTTGGCATAGTCAGTACCTTCTCGGTTAAGACCAGGTCTAAATTGTAGTTTTTGTAATGGCATGCGGGTTTACCCTAATACTGACAATGCTTTTGCAATTTTAGCTTTGCGGTCATCCAAGCCAATTAAACCGCCATTAATACGTTTGGTCATTGTCTCATAATCATTAGCATCAGCCAAGGCGTTTAGTCCTTTTTTGTTCCAGAACCACCCCGCAGACAAAGCAGCATAATTAGGCTCAGCCAAAAGAGTAGGTTCGCTGACAAAGTCAACGCCAAGTGCAGTTCCACAATTGACATAGTTCTCCTTGCCAGTTAGTTGAATAAGACCCCTGCCTAAATACTTAGCAGCCTCTTCTTCGCTGGTGTTACCTAACCTGCCGTTGTATACCTTGCCAGCAATCTTAGCTGGTTGACGAGCGTATTGGTCTGCAATCTCTTTAGTTGGGAAACGGCTGGGCCAAGTTTTCATTAAGCCTTCAGCGCTGTAATTTAGGTTTTCTTGCAAAGTTTTAAAATTACCAGACTCATGAGCACACTGACCAATAAACGCTGCTTGACGCTGTGGTGTAGAGATATCATATTTAACAAAAGCCTCTTCTAGTGGACCTAACCATTTGTGGTCAATGCCCAGTTTGTCTAGCTGGTCATACGTCATTTCTTAGCCTTCATATCCATAATCTTCTCAAGGGTACGTCCACCAAAGTAAAAAGACATAATAAGCATACCCCATTGACCTAGCAGTTCTACATAGTTATTATTTACCTCTATGTCCCATGCTGACATCATTGCAAACGCAGAATAAACAAATAGGATAAATACTAATGTTCCTGGACGAATGTTTTTCGATAGCCAACTATCTGATGTCATATCTGCTTCTGCTCGCTTGGTCAGCTCTTGAGTTTCTGCTGTGTCTGCCTGTAGCTCTGCTAGTCGGCCTTGCTGTTGCAGCTCCATTAATTTTGCTTGCGCCTCGGCTTTGGCAGCTGGGTCGGGAATGACCTTATCTAGAATTTTCATGCCTACACCAATAATGTCGTCTATTCCAAACATATTTACCCCTTATAGCCCCAAGTTAAATACCACGCAATAACTGCAGCTGCCGCAAAGCAATAAAACTGAACACGCCTGACTGCTTTTAAATCATGCTGGTATTCTTCGTTATCTTTGCGTTGCATATTCTCAATATCCAGCTTAATTTTTAAGACTGCTTCCCATTCTTTAGCACCGTACTTCTTAACAAAATCAATCTTTAATTTTGCCTCTTCATCAGATATTTGTTTCTTATGCTTCCAAGATTCAAGAGCCTTGATTAGCGCTCTTTCCTTTTTAAACTCTGCTTCTCGTCTTGCTCTAATACGTTCATTAGCTTGTTTTTGAGCTGCTTCTATTCCATCTAGCTGAATACCTTCAATACTTTTGGATAATCCTTTAGCAGCTTCTCGGTTTGCATCAAGACTTCCACTAAGAGCCTTTACTCCTTCGGATATGCCGTAAGGATCTGCCATACATTAGAGCGTTGCCCCACCAGACGAAAGATTAGCCACCACAATAGCTACATGCTGTTCTGGAGTAGATAAATCAAACCCGCAGTCATTACACTTTTGCGCAGCTAGTTCAGCTTCGTCAACATCACGGCTGCAATTAGGGCAGTAGACTTCAATGGTATGACGACACAAGATTGAACCATCGTCTAGTTTTGCATCTTGGATTTCTTTAATCATATTAACCCTTTAAAATTCTGTCCATCCAGTAGTAATATATTTTTCATTACTTAATGGTGGATTACCTCGGTGTGTATGTGTAAATGCGGCAGGCCAAATAAGCAATGTGCCTTGTTTTGGTTTAACTCTCATGTGCTGATAAAGAAATTCTGTTTCTCCACCTTCTTCAACATCATTTAAATACACCATCCAAGCTAATAATCTATGACAACTTTCTCTGTTCATTGATTCATAATGCCAAATATGATAACCACCACCAATAGGTGTTTTTTGTATTTTGAATGAATAGTTTGAATGATTACCACTTTCATTTAAAACAGAAAATCTAGTTGTGTAATGTTTTTTATATATATCCCAAAAAACTTTATTAAATTCAACAGTTAAATTAGCACCATTTTGAACATTAATAACTTCTTCAGAATGGGTAAAAAGAGATTCATCATCTTTTAATGTTTTATTGATTTGTTCTAATTGTTGTCTATTACCAATATAACCATTTTTTTTCATATTATCAAAAAATTGAATTGCAGTTTCACAATACTCTTTTGAAAAAGCATTTTCATAAATACCAATAAACTGTGTCATATTTTATTTTTAATATTATTTTAAATAATTGTTGGATTATAAGGAGTTGGTATTATTGTAGACTTTGGTTGATTAGTTGTTAAAACTGTGCCATCCCAAGTGAACCCAATATCACCAGCACCTAAAACTCCAGTCAAAACCCAACCTGTGTAATCTTCATTAGGTTGCCAAATCATGCTTAAAGTTTCATTATCAACAAGCATTGTTGAAGTTTCAGGAGGTTGCCAAGTGCTTGTATCACCATCCCAAGATACATTATTAATCACAATATTTGTATTGTTATCAACTTCTAAATAGTTTTGAATTGTCATTTTATTTCCTTTTTACCATTCAACAATAACAAGACCAGCAATGCCAAGTTGTCCGCCATAATAAGTACTAGCTGTCCCAGCCGCACCAACTGTTACAGATACAGTACCACCTGGAGTTAAGCCAGTAACAAAGCCAATTGCATAAGCGCCACCTCCACCACCGCCGCCGCCACTACCGCCACCACCACCACCACCACCAATTCCACGACCTATTCCAGATTTTCCATTACTGGGCGTTGCACTTCCTACTGGACCACTTCCACCAATAGGCGAATCACCAACTGCTTGAGCATTACCACCAGGTGCTCCTCCAGCCTGTCCACCACTACCATAATCACCATTACCAGTTGTATTACTTCCACCGCCATAACCACCACTTAAACTAAAAGATAAAGCACTTCCACCAGCATTACTGCCAGACCCACCCGTAGAACCAGTGTTTTGATACGAGCCACCGCCACCGCCACCTGAAGCAGTTACATAGCTACCAAAGGACGAAGTTCCTCCAGTACCACCATTCACAGTATAAGCACCACTACCTCCACCAGCACCTACAACTGTAACTTTTACCGCAGTAACTCCTGATGGAACAGTAAATGTTCCTGATGATGTAAAAGTTTGCCCTCTACCACCTTGTGCTTCGCCACCACCTGATGCTGAAATAGTTACACCACCAGTAGATGCTGATACAGTAATACCAGTACCAGCGGCTACAGAAGTTACGCCAGCATTAGTTACTGTTAAAGCACCAGTAGTCGCATTTACTGAAATACCCGTACCAGCCGAAACTGAGTTGACGTTAGCATTTGTATTAACTGGCGCAGTTGTTTGCGTGGTTGCATCGTTAAATGTTATTGCCGTTGCATTGCTTGAAATTGCCATTATTGACTCCTTATCCTGCTGTAATAGTTGGTGCTGTTAACGTAACAGCGTTAAATGTACCTGTGGAACTTAGTGTTGCCACGTTTGCCCCATTATATTGAAATACTAGTGTGCTTCCAACCTGCTGAATTGTGTAGTTTGAAGTATTAACTGAGGTAGTACCAGAACTTAATGCTTGGTAAAAATTAGTACCGTTGCAATAAACAAGAGCTGTAAACCCATTCCCAATAGTTACCCCAGTGCCTGTTGCACCGATAACACGAATAGCAAACCCACCAGTAGTATTATTTACCACGGTATACATTTTTTCTGCTACTGGGGGGATAACATCTCTTATTGCCGTGTTTGTCCCCGTAACTACTAAAACAGCGTTTCTAGCTTGGTCTGATACCCCGTTAAAACTTGTTAAGGTGTAATTAGCATCCGTCATTACAATGGATTCAACACCAGTAATAGCCTGTTCTAGCAAAGTACCTAAGTTAGTATTGGTAGTCTGACCCCAAATACCAGCCTGATCCCCATCACCGATGAGGGTTATTTTAAGACTTGGTGAGTACGTACTTGCCATAATTTATCCTTAAGCTGCTACTACTTCTGTCCAATTTGGAGTTTGCGCAGTATCAACAAGTCCCCAAACGTTTTGTTTATTTAACCTTACCACTGCCTTAACACCTAAAACGCTAATATTAGTATTTGCTTTTACTACTACAGTACCTATTCTACCAACTGCACGAACACCTGTTAAGTTAATAACTACGTTTCCAACAACTTCAGTAGTATTACCTAGGATACCAACAGCGGTTACGCCTGTTACGCTAATAAAGTTATTAGTTACTAAAGCTATTTGCCCCAATCTAACTGGAGAATAAACCCCTGTTACGGTGTTGTCTGTACTAGCATTAACTACTACGTTACCCAAGAATCCTCTAGCGGACACCCCAGTAACACTAAACTCTACGTTAGTAACTACCCCAACTGTACCTAAAGCAACAATTGACGCAACACCAGTTGGAACTACGTTTGCTGGAGCTATTACACTTACAGTGCCAACCCGACCTACTGCATTAACTCCAGTAACCCCAATAAAGTTCTCAGTAACAAGAGCTACCGTACCAAGTCTAGCTACAGAGCTAACCCCAGTAACGTCAATACTAACGCCAGCCGAAGTTCCCCCTGTAGAGGCAAATGGTGCTCCTGCGAAGGGAAATCCCGCAAACATTATTTAGCCTTTAGTTGGGCTATTTCTGCACGTAACTCTTCAACAACTTTAGCTAACTCAATAGCAGCTAATAATGCTGCACCGCCATAATTAACCGATAAGTACCCGTCAGCGCCTTCAACTACAGCTTCTGGAAGAACATTTTGCAAAGACTGAGCTGTTACACCAGGCTCACGGTTGCCGCTATCTATACGGCTAAATACACCATGCTTAACCTTAGCCAGCTTCTCTACAAAGTCAGAAGCAACATCGACCCAGTTTTCTTTTAAACGCTCGTCTGAGTTAGAGGTATGGACTGTAGCAGTCAAAGTACCTGTAGATGGGTTAAAGAACAGCTTAGTGCTAGATGTATTGGCAGTAGAAATAGTTCCACTAGTAGAAGTGGTCAGCCAAGGGTAGTAAGTACCGTTAGTTGTTGTATCGTTAGTAATTGTTGTGCCACTAGTACCATTAGCAGCTGCAGTAATACGTCCTTGGGCATCAACAGTAATATTAGTTGTAGTGTAAGAACCCGCAGTTACCGCTGTGTTAGCAAGGTTTAACGTTGCTGAACCACCTAAAGCAATAGCGCCACCACCAGACAAGCCAGTACCAGCCGTTACAGTAACAGAGCTATTTGATAAGCCAGCATTTGGAATACCAGTAAAGTTTGTACCTGTTAAGGTCGGTGTGGTTGAGTAAGCTGGGGTTGTACCACCAACCAATACGCCTGTACCAGTAGCCAATAAAACGGTAGTGTTTGCTGCAGATTGGTAAGGAATAGAGCCAGCAGCGCCACCAGCGATGTTTGTAGCTGTAGTAGCCGTGGTTGCGGTAGTAGCAGAAGAAGCTGTACCTGTTAGGTTAGCAGTAATAGTATTAGCTGCAAAGTTTCCAGTAGCATCACGAGTTACGATTGTAGAAGCACCGTTGGCAGAAGCTGCTGTAGTTCTAGCATTAGCAACAGTACCAGTAGAAACGTTAGATCCGTTTAAGCTAGTTAAGTTAGCGCCAGAACCGTCAAATAATGTAGCCGTTGCAGTAGTAAATGTTCCTGTATTAGCAGTAGTTCCACCAATAGCAACGTTGTTAAGCGTACCGCCAGTAATAGCTACTGCATTGGCATTTTGAGTAGACATAGTACCCAAGCCAGTAATACTTCCAGCTGGGATTGTGTCCCAAACAGGAGCAGCAGAAGCAGCGCCCGTACCAGTTTGGCTTAAGAACTTCTGGGTAGTTGTAATTTGACCAGATAACCTAGCAAGACTATTAGTAGCGTTGGAATAAATAATGTCGCCAAGCGTATATGCGGCTTGCCCAGTACCACCGTTAGTTGCACCTAAAGTACCAGATACAGCATTGGCTGATCCTAGAGCAACAGTACCCCAATCAGGAACAGAGCCGTTAGATACAAGAACAGTGTTTGATGCACCAATAGCACGGCTAGTTAGAGTGTTGGTAGCATTGGCATAAATAACATCGCCAGTAGTAAAACTAGATAAATTTGTACCACCATTAGCTGTAGGAACAATACCAGTTAAAGCAATAGTAGAGCCAGATACGTTGATTGGCGCTGTGCCTGTATAAACAAGTTGGTTAGCAAATAAAGTAAACGGAAGCGCTGTTGTGCCTACTGTAATAGCGGCTAATTGAGAAAGAACAAACGAGTCGTTAATATTGGTAGCGCCAGCAGTAATAAAGAAGTAAGCGTTATTGGCAATCTCGCCAGCACTTGCGGTATCAAAGTCAGTTGCACGAGTCAGGATGTAGGGTAATATTCCGCTACCTGTTTGAGTAACTGTGTAAACACCGTTGTTAGCTTGTGTAACTTCGTCTTTGACCAAAATACGCTGGGAAGTAGCTACGGCACTACCATCCACAGAAAGCGCACCGTTGGCAACTGCGGTCAATGTAGCGCCTACACCTAATGCACCATTGTTATATGTATTGGCTGGTAAAGCTGCTGCGGTTGCATAAACGCAAGGTGTGTGAACTGTAAAGCCTGTAGCTACCGCAGAGTCAACATAAGCCTTGGTAGTTAAAACTGTATTATTTGCGCCTGCAGATACGTTACCAGCAGCGTAAGCTAAGTTGGTCAGGGTTATGTTATTAGCAGAGGCATTACCTGTTACAGCAATACCGTTAGCAAAGTTAACATCTTTAGTAGAGGCTACAAAAGTAGCAATAACAGCATTTACGTTTACGCTACCACCAAATATAACCACGTTACTATTGGCGGTGCTTGTACCAATCATCAAACGAGAGATGTCGCCCGCTGCGCCTGTACCCGCTGTATTACCAGCATTAAATAGGTAAGCATCGTTTGCTTGGAAGATTGGATAGGCAGCTTGGTTATATGTAGAACCACTAATACCCATATCAACAAAGTAATTAGTACCGTCACCTAAATTGTTATAGGCGGTTATATCAGAAGAAGCGTTAGCATCGTTACTTTGGTTCTGAATGTAGAGCTGTGAAAACCCAGGTTCATTAGAAGTAAACTGAGCTAAAGTAGCGCTGAAAGTACCAGCAGTAGCGTTAGTACCAACTACAGATATAGGACCTTCGTTAAATTCAGTCAGTCCAGTAGTCTGTTGAAATACAGCTTGCTCTGAAGGATAGGTAATAAATACCTGTAAGCCATTAGTACCAGCAGTAAAGTTAACAAGGGCGCCAGCGTTAGAAGATGAGTAAACTGAAGTACGAGCTAATGTATTAGTACTTAGTGTGTAAGTACCGTAGCCAACTTCCCATTGATTTTCTAAACCAACAGCCTGGTTTGTAATAGTGTAATAAACAATAGAACCATCAGGTATGCACGAAGCAAACGTGCGAAATCCTGGGTATGCGCTACCCAAGACAAGGCTGCCCGTGCCTGAACCCGTGCTATTTACACTTACTCTATCTTGCAGAACTAAAGCCATACGGCCTCCCTAATTAACTGATTACGAAGCGGTCAAGCGAATAATTGCACTAGTAGAATCAGCAGTTGGGAAGTTAATAGCAAAAGTACCGTTAGTAGAAGTCTTATCACCACCAAAAGCCAACACAGCAACGGCAGCGTTACCATTTGTATTGTTGTAGATCAAAGCGCCATTAGCAGTAATAGTAGCGTTAGCCCAAGTAGTATTAGCAAATGACAAGAAAGCCACGTTGCCAGTTGAAGTTGGGGTTACGCTAACTGTTAAAGTGTTTCCACCAGCAGTGTAGTTGCCTGTTGAGGCTACTTCGTTAGTTGCTGAGTAAGCTGTTGTTGACTCACCTAAAGTTGCTGCACTGGTGTACAAAGCAATTTTAAAAGTATTTGCTGAAAAGTTTTGTGTGCCGTTCAAAAGCTGAACTTTAAAACTAGTACACATTCCTTGGGTAATTGCCATTTTTAACTCCTAAAAAATTATCTAACAGGCCCAGGTACGGGCAGTCTAAGTTGTCCATCACGGTAGGCACTGCGTCTATCTTTACCATCACCCAATTCTTTGAGTAATGCTAATGATTCTTGGTACTTCTGCTCATAGTAATTTACCATATCTTGCTCACCTTTTTGGAATATAACTGCTTCCCGTAAGGATCCATAGAGCAGAACTGTTTCAAAATTATCCCCAAGCCACGAAGTGCCAGTAGGATTTTGAATATTATTTACTGGTACTGAAAATCCAGAACCTGTGCCACCAATATAAGCAGAAGAAGCAGATACAACGTTTCCATTTACATAAAAGTAACCAGGATTTGTAAGGGTTACAGCAGTTACGATACCGCCAGATATAGTAATGGTTGCCGTTGCGTTAGAACCATCTCCACCAGTTAAAGGCACTTGCTCGTATACACCATTGGCATATCCAGAACCTGGAGTAATAGTGCCAAATCCAGCAATACCGCCTTGCACAATTGTTATTGGATAGTAGTAATAATGCAGCTCAGTCTGATAGTTGCCGTCTGGAGTTGGTCCAATTAAGTATGTATAAGGCTGAAACTGTGAATAGTACTTAGGTACTCCAGTATCTGTAGTGGCGTTTGGATAAGATTGACGGATATAGTTTACGTCTTTATCTATTAAGTATTCGTAGTTGCCGTTAGCATCAATTACCGCAAGTGAAAAAGAAGCTAAGTAATCGTTTGGCAACGCAAGATAATGATCGCCAGAGGTAAAGTTACCAATAACGTTCTTACGAATAGCAGGAATCTGAACAGCGTTATAAACACGCTCCTCAGCAAGCTGGACAAAGTTAGGGATATTGTCTACAAATAACTGCTCTGTAGATTCCGCATAACTCTGAATAGCATTAGATAGCTGAGTAAAGTTCATTCTGGTTTACCCTACTAGGCCATTGGCCCACGGCATTTAATGCCTTTGGTAGCAGCGCCACCTCCACGCATTGTAATTTCACCATGTTTGTTATCTGGTGGGTAATTACCCTTACTGATACCAGCAACAGACATGTTAACTTCGTTTACGCCATTTCCAGGCTTAGTAACAGAGTCTTTAGCCGTAGTCATAGCTTTGCCATCCATAGTATGGGGCTTTGCATAAACGCTGGCTGAACCAACTTCTTTACCACCTTGTTTATTAGAAAACTTAGCCATTATCGACCTCTTCCAGAAGATTTTTGATTCATAGCACGAGCCATATTACGACCAACTGATTTCATAGATTTACCCATTTTATCAGCACCATGTTTAGGTCCATTTAAGATAACCTTTGGTCCATCATTTGGAAAAACTTTGGTATCAGTTTTACCTTTTTTTTCAATTCCGTCTGCAGATTTTCTGAATCCCATTTTAAACTCCTAAGTATTGTTTGTTATTACTACTGTTACTGTACCAATTAATCCTGCTTGTACCAAGTCATTTGGAGTTAATCCTGCATCTGGACCTCTACTACCGCCTACAGGGTTCCAGCCCCACTGAATAACTCTACTACCCATTGCTGGATATCCAAACTCATCTTCTTCTGTACCACCAGTATTTACAGTTTGCAAACCAGTGTTACCAGACTGTAAATAGCTATTATCAGATCTTGGCTCCCTAACTGCTTGTGGATCATTCACTGGGTACATACCCAACTGCAACTGTGGCTGATCTGGATCCCAGCAAGTAGGACAAACCTTAATCTTAAAAGGCTTTGTTTTTACTGTCTGTGTTTTTAGTTCCTTTAGTTTATATCTAAAATTACACCTATCACATTGAGCAATCGAGTGTTTGCCAGAGGCCCATTGGCTAGGCATAGAATAAGTTCCTTGGTACGAATCTTACCGAAGCCTTTTCTCTATCCTCGTCTGCTGCCAACTGGAATTGCTGCTCATAATCAGCTTTTAACATCATTATTCTGTTTGGATCTACATTTGGCATTTTAGTGCTTAATTGGTATGCTAGTCCAGCTACCATGCAAGGAATAAAACGGAAAGGGATATCCTGCTCCCTAACGCCAGTTCCAGCGTCCTGAATCCTGCGCATACGGTAGTAAACAAACGTATATTGATCGCCTGGGGAGTTAGGAGTAGGCCATACATTAATGCAAGGCAAATACTGAACAGTTACTTCTGCGCCATCTACATGAGCAGCTGCCGTAGTTCCATTTTGACCACGGGCGCAATTAGTTAAAGTATTGCCAATAATATTTGGGTAGCTAATGGTTTCTGTTCCAATTTTTATAAACCCAGAGGTAGACAGATTGGCTACAGAAGCCACATTAATAGAAGTAGCTGTAGAGCTAATACCACCACTATCATTACCAGCCAATACGGTAGTGGCTATTGCGTCAGTATTTCCTGACTGGCGGTTAATCCATACTTGTATAGGGCGTCCTTGTGCCAGTTTATTAGGCAAAGACATATAAGTAGGCTCTGCAATACGGCTAATATTGATGTCAATTTGGTTGGCAAAGTTGCCGTTATATTGACGGATAACCATATCCATTAAGTCTATTGTATCTGTTGGAATAGGATACATAGCCTGTCCAGTTACCATAACAATCTGACCTTGCTCTACTGTCCACAGGTTAATACCACGATTAGCCCATTCAATAGTAAGCAGGTTTAAAGACCGTCTAGCGGTTCTAAAGTCATAACCAGAACGCAACTCTAAACCACAACGTTCAAACGCCTCCTCGATGAGGTCGTTCATGTCTAGGTTAAAAGTAGTAGTTCCTGTAGTGGTCATTATTTTTTCTTCGCTGTTTTAGCAGATTGAATAAAGTCCGCTTTAGTAGGCGCGCCTTTAGACCCAGGCTTACGCATCTTTTCACCAGAGCCAGCTGCAATACGTGCTTTTTTACGATGAATATTTTCATACAATCCAACTTTACCGCCTTCTGCATACTGTGTAAAGTCGGTATCGTCACGCCTAGCTTTTCTTTTGCCGCCTGGCATTTTAGAAGGCATTATGTCACCCATACCGCGAGAAGCTCTCATACTATTCTTCCTTTAGTTTTACCTTTAATACAGCATCCGTCAGCTCTTTTAGAAGCTGAAGATACTTTGCCACCCTTTTTCATTCCAGAAGCAGTTTTTCTTTTTTTGTTTTCTTCTTCCAATACAGAACGAATACGAGCTTTCTGATCTTCATCTGAGGCGGTCAAATTACCTACAGCATTAAAAACTTGATCTCTTAAGCCAGGAACAGCAGCGCCAAAGCCAATGCCTTTAAGGTTTTGCATACCATTTTTAATAAAGTCCATTAGACAATCCTTCCTTTAGTCTTGCCTTTTATACAACATCCATCAGCGCGAGCAGAGGCTGATTTAACTTTACCGCCTTTTTTATATGTTGGGTTTGGTTTATTACCAAGACCTTTCATAAAGCTCATATCTGACCCACTAGCACCACCTCCACCACCACCGCCAGATCTAGTGTTGCCAGTGTAGTTTTTAGTGTAAGCGTTTCTAGCTTCTCTTTCAGCCTTGCCTTCATCTATATACTTTTGAAGACGCTCTGCAAAATTCTTTTGAATTTCTGGATCAACATTAGGCATACCACGCTTCATGCGTTCTGCAGTCGATTTACCATCTCCTGTAGGATCCATAGGATCAATAGGTTTTATTGCATCAGACATTACACTATACGACCTTTGGTCTTACCGCGAATAGCGCAACCATCTGCGCGTTTAGAGGCAGAAGACACTTTGCCACCCGATTTAAAGCTAGACTTAGCATTTTTAAATGCGTTACCTTTAAATGAAGATGGCGTATCTTTAAACGAAGAAGAGATATCTTTTAAAGTTGAAGAGCTTTCTTTAAATGAGGAAGGAGTTCCTTTAAAAGATGCAGAATTACCTTTAAACGATGATGAGCCATCTTTAAACGAAGAGGAACTGTCTTTAAATGCAGATTCTTTATTCTTAGAGGTAGATTTTGGTTCTTCTTTTGGCTCTACTTTTGGCTCTACTTTAGTTTTAACTACAGTACGCTCTATAGATTTTGGAGCTTTTGCAGCTGGCAAGTCCATAGATAGAGTTTCAGAATCTGTTGTATCAAAATCGCGAGATTTTGGCTTTGTTAAATCATTGCCTTGAGCATCAATCATACCCATGCGGTATTTAACGATTTCATCATCGCCTGTGTATCCGCCATTATCAAATTTACGCATTTTCTTTTTCATATTAGCAAGCTCCGCCTCTATTCATTTTAATATTTGTACCTTTAGACTTGCCTTTTACAGCAACACCATCAGCTTTAGACAACTGAGCAGCTTTACCGCCAGAAGCCATTTTCTTAGGAGCACAAGCCATACCACCTTTTCTCAATTTAGAAAGGTTAGTATGCTCGCCTTTATGCTCTTGTTTGTCGTGCATTGAGAAGGCTTTTTTAATCATGGCTTTGTCTTGAGACTTATCCATCTTCATGTCTTCTTTAGCGTCAGTCATGCCGCCTTTTCTCATGTAACCCATTTTGTTACGTACAGCTGTAGGTAACTTTGCTAATCCTGGATTTTTTTTCATATCTACTGGTTTCATCATTCCCCCATCTTTATGACCAATATATTTATTAAGCATGGCATTAGGTAACTGTTTTTCGCCACGGTTTGTTTGTTGCTTATTAATTCCTTGCTTTAATGAGGATTTGACCCCACCATCGCGGAATGTTTTACCTTTATCTGCAGATACAAAATCTTTTCC